TCTTTCTTAATAGGAAAACAGTATTATATAATTCAAAGTATTTTGCATGTAGAGATGGGATATTCAAAGATTCATCATGTAGATTATCTCTATCAATTTCTGCGTCTTTTACCCACATCTCTTGAAGTGATTCAAGAGTTATACTCATAAAGGATTGTTAGAAACATCAGTAAGGTTGTACATAGTATACTTGAAACTTACCTCTGCTGTAAAGTATTCTATGTCTGTATCCGTAGCATCAAATGCTAGGGTAGATAGTGAATAAGGGAATAGTTCTGTGAAATTAACATTGAATTTAGCAACTAAATTACTACTCAATATCTGTAGTGTTCCATCTGAATATATTTGATCTCCAAATTGTGCATATCTTTTAGGTAATCTATTTACACCCTCTTTTTCAAACTTATCAAACTCTTGTAGACTTTCTGGAAAACCTAAACCACGCATCCATTTTTGAATTTCCATATAGTTTTTAAGATCTTCATCAACAAGAAATCTTAAAGATAGATCTCCAAAATCCATCTTATCACCTGGTGTTGGTATATCTCTAAGGTAGTTTGGTTGTTGTGCTACACCTAGACTTATATCTGGTATGTTTGCCTGATTACAGAAATATGCAACACCAGGTGATCTTTGTAGATTAAACTTAAAACCTACTGGTGCTAGAAAGTTTCTATTTTCTATCTGTGTCGGGCCTCTTCTCTCTGCCATTAGTTCATACAGGTCTCCTTATGTATTTAGTGTCATTCCCTCATTCCAATTTTTGAATGAGTATGCAGGCCACTGACCATACAATTTGTTTTGAGTTGTTCCACCATAAGTGATTGGTATACAATCTGATATTTTACTGTATCCTAAGAACTTATCGAATGTTTCATCTTTGAATGTTAGTGTTTTCGCATATTCCCAAAAAGGTGTATCAAATTTTGATCCAGATTGATAATGCCATATAACAAAGTTTTGAAGTTGTTTTATATACTTTGTTATGTCTTCTTTAACATGAACAGCACTAACTTTTCCTTGTAGATAATAATCAAAAACTGCTCTTGCCATTTCAATATATGTCTGTGTTGATGATGATTCTAATGGTTCTAAGAAAAATAATCGATTACCATTCAAAAATATTCTATTGTCTATAACAGGTTCTTTAGCAACATAGTTTTTGAATTGAACATGCTTTGTGATTGATACATCAAACATGTTTAAAAAATTTTCTTCTGCTTCTTCTTGTGATGTGATGTTTGAATTATAACAATACCCTACACAATACTTAAATGATGGTGATTTTCTTCTTGTTGGAATTACAAAACACCACCCATCAGGAGTTGCAACATGTCTACTCCAAGGATTTTTTGCGGTGCTCCAATTAGGCTCTGCTAGTATACAAGCATTGATTGGGTTAATTAACTCTTCATAGTTATCATAACTATCTGGTTTACCACTACAATCAAAGATATAATCACTATCAATATCACCTAACTCTGGTAAATTTTTATATGTTGTTTTGAATTTATTTGATGTCAATATACTTGCTTGCATTTCCCATGGGCAATAATGTATTGCCATACTGTCTGCAGGGAATGGATGAAATAATTTATCAGTTTTACCCCAGTTTTCATATAAAATCCCACTCTTCATTGTGGCATGAATCTTATTATCATACCAATTAAATCCAGTGGCAGCCCATAACAATGCAGATGCTTCTAATATTGTTGCTTGACCAACTCTTTCTGGTGGTATCTCAGGATCATATATCAATTCAACTTCAAAATCCTTTTGTTTATCCATCCACGCACAATAAAGTGCTGTAAAACACCCTGCGTTACCACCACCAACTACAGTAATTTTCTTCATTCAACTATTTTAGCACAAAAAAAAGAGACCCGCAATGGGTCTCTTGAAGGATATATAAGCATCTCGCTTACATAAGGTTTTTAACAGCCACTCTTCTGTAGTATCTGTTCTGGTTAGCAAGTAATCCACCAGATCCCTGTGTGGTTCCTTCAGCAAATGGGTTTGCAACAAGACCGTATCTTGTCTTAAATCCGATTTTTGGTTGGAAT